GTGGTAGACAGGCTGGTTGCAGAGGGTAAGCGCGTCATTACGTGGCAGGGAGTTCGTGCGCAGGAATCCGCGAGCCGTGCCGCGCTGGCTGAATGGGAAGAAGGCTTTGACCTCGGGCCGGGTCTGTCGATTTACCGGCCGATCCTCAACTGGACGCATGATGATGTCTTTGCACTGGCAAAGCGTCACGGGATCAAACCCAATCCGCTTTATCAGCAGGGCTGTAGCCGGGTTGGTTACATGCCATGCGTAAACGTAAACAAAGCCGAACTGGCGGAGATTTTTACCCGCTGGCCTGAGGAAATCAGCCGCGTTGCTGAGTGGGAACGGATTGTTGCCCAGTGCTCGCGCCGCGGTAACGCTGCGTTTTTCCATTCAGGCATGGATCCGGTTAAAGCAGAAACAAATGCCAGAAAGGTCACTCTCGCCTCGCACGGCATTGAAACCTACCGGGACCGGGCACTGACTACGCGCGGCGGTCGTCAGTTCGACATGCTGGCAGCGATGGACAACAAGTCCGTTTGCAGCAGCGTGTATCTGGGGGTTTGCGAGTGATTCAGGAATACGCTTACCCGTGGAACGCTCCACGGGAAGCCATCGCCAGCCCGTATCCCACCTATGAGGAAATGCACAGCCGCGGTCAGATGATTGCGGCTTTAGCGCGTGCGCAGGAGTTACTGGAAAAGCAGCCGACGCTGATCCAGCTCGACGTCAGGCGCCGCCTCAGCGAGCTCGAAAAGACCCAGGGCATTGCCCGTGCCAATGCGTACTTAGCAAAAAACTTTGTTGAGCGCACATTGCCACGCGTTGAATGCGTCAGTGAGCAGTACCGCCTCGGCGAAATGAGCAGCGGCACGTTTAACCTGCTGGCAGGCAATGCCGCGCAACAGGCTGGCGCAGCCAGCGCGGCCGGTACGCTGTGGGAGCTGATGCGCCGCTTTAACCGTCTGCCCGACATGGCGCGCGCCGACGTCGATCTGCTGGCTGGCGATGTGGCTAATTTCATCCTCGCCGAGCTGGTACAGGCGCACGCGCAGGCCAGCGACGAGTCGGATTACAAATACACCCATCGCGTTTACATGACCGCTGCCACCATCACCCGCGAGCTGAGCCAGACCCCGCCGCTGTGGGAAAAGGTAACGTCCCGCCTGTTCGACCCGGAAGAAGTGACCCCGGCGATCATGCGCATGCAGACCGAAAAGTGGTGGAAAGGCCGCCTGCGCCGCGTCGCCGCGTCATGGCGCGAGCACCTGCAGATCGCCCTGGCTAACGTCAGCAAAAAGCACACCCCTTATGCCAGCAATATGACCGTCTCCGAGTGGCGCGAGCAGAAGCGCCGCACCCGTGAGTTTCTGAAAGGCATGGAGCTGGAAGACGAGGAAGGCAACCGCATCAGCCTGATCGAGAAGTACGACGGCAGCGTAGCCAATCCGGCGATCCGCCGCTGCGAGCTGATTACCCGTATTCGCGGTTTCGAAAACATCTGTAACGAAATGGGCTTTATCGGCGAGTTCTACACGCTGACCGCCCCGGCGCGCTATCACGCCATAATCAAAACCGGCCACCGTAACCGCAAATGGAACGGCGCCAGCCCGGCCGACACCCAGCGCTATCTCTGCAGCGTCTGGCAAAAAATCCGGGCGAAGCTGTACCGCGAGGATATCCGCATCTTTGGGATCCGCGTTGCCGAGCCTCATCACGACGCGACCCCGCACTGGCACATGCTGATGTTTATGCGTCCCGAAAAGGTTGAGCGCGTGCGCGAGATTATGCGCGATTATGCATGGCAGGAAGACAGCGGCGAGCTGACGACCGACAAGGCCCGCAAGGCCCGCTTTCACGCGGAGGCTATCGACCCAGAGAAGGGCAGCGCGACGGGATACGTGGCTAAATACATTTCCAAAAATATCGACGGCTACGCGCTGGACGGCGAGACGGACGACGAAAGCGGCAACGACCTGAAGGAAACCGCCTCGGCCGTTTCCGCCTGGGCGGCCCGCTGGCACATCCGGCAATTCCAGTTTGTGGGCGGCGCGCCGGTGACGGTTTACCGCGAGCTGCGCCGCATGGCAGACAGCGACACTGCGCACGGCCTCAGCGTTGAGTTCGCGGCCGCGCATGACGCCGCCGATGCGGGAGACTGGGCAGGATATGTTAACGCGCAGGGCGGGCCGTTCGTGCGCCGCGACGAGCTGGCCGTGCGTACCTGGTATCAGGCCAGCGAAGACATGAACGAGTACGGCGAGGAAACTGTGCGCATCAAGGGCGTTTACGCAACGGAAGTTGGCGAAGACACCCCGATCCTCACCCGTCTGGCGCAGTGGAAGATTGTCCCGAAACGTGCCTTTGATTTGGGTTTTGAATTCAAGGACGCGTCCGCGTCCTCTCGGAGTTCTGTCAATAACTGTACGGGAGGTTTGAGATTTGAAGATTCGAACCCGCCGGCAAGTTTCGACAATATCGACCTGGAGGGCATGAGCAGAAGAGAACGGCGGCAGCTGCTGAGCCGGATCAGGGCGCAGGAGCCAGAAAAGCGGCATCTGCAGCTGAGGCGATCGGACAAAATCGAGGCCGCGTGCGACAACGTGATAGGCCAAGTGAAGGATTTATGCGGTGAAACCATCAGCCGCGGGCTGGCCGTGCGCCTGATTGGCGGCACGCAGACAAAAATTGCTGGCCGACTGTTTCGCAGCTCTGCATATGGTGAGCTAGTAAGGCCTCATGCTGGACCTAAAAGTTATAAAATTCTGGAGCGAATAGGGCGCTTAGCTCGTGCCTCTAAGGACGCGAAAGAAGCCAATTAACGTCTTAACTTCAAGAGCATGCTTTCAGATAAAGCCTTATTGACCGTAAAAAATCATTTCACATTTGGAAAATCGTAATATACTGTATGCATAACCAGTTATTCATTGTGCGGAGGGATTATGCGAGACTATTTTTTGGAGTCAATGAAGCTCCAGCGTATTGATTTATTTATGAAACTTGTTGCGGCAAGTGATTGCAATGAAGATGAAAAACAGCTCGCGATTCAGTGGGTTTCAGAGCTGACTGATGAGTTAATGCGTAAGGTAAGAAGCCACGAATATTCTCGATCTATGCAAGTATCTGAATAACTCCGGGGAGACTATGCGTGTTGAAATTATGCTTGATAAAAATCAAAAACTAAGCCAGTCAGTGATTGAAGCTTTTCATAACGAGATAAACAGGCGCGTAGTGGCGCTTCACCCTGAAGCAGTAGTGCGGGTACGGCAGGGAAGCCACACAAGAATAGAAATGCCTGGCTTTAAACTCGACGAAGACAGGCGGCGGCTAAATGATCTGCTCCAGAACGTTTGGGAAGATGACAGCTGGCTGCACTGATAACAGTGCAGACGTCAAAAGCTTGATTTTGACGGAGGCAGGGTTGAACAACGAGCGTGTGAGGCGTTAGGTTATGGGGGGACGAGACTCTGAATTTCAGGTTGTTTACTGTGGTGAATCCCTCCCATATTTCTGTCCAGGTGGATGGGTTATGTTTCAACGGGCGCGCGAGTCTGGCGGCGGTTTCTGGCTGGGGCAGACTTTCGAAAATGCCTTTATCTTTGGCCGGCCGCTTCCTCTAACTTACCGGGAGGCTCTTCTGCTTGCCACGCACTTCACCAGACGAAAAGTTAAAGCGCCAGAGTCAGAACCTGATGACCAGTTGCCGCTGTTTTGAAGTTGTCCGACACTGCATGACTATGCCGCATGAATTCGCATGATCCCACAAGGATCGTTTATGCCCCGGCCCGCCAGTAATGGCGGGCTTTTGCTTATATCATGCACCTGCATGAAAACCACTGCATAAAGCGGGCAGGCGTGGCGGGGGTACGAGCGCGCGCTGTGATGAGTAGCCACAGGAAGATAGCATAATCTCTGAATTGTGATATCGGTGGTGTGATAGCTGATTTCCTTGATTATAATCCCGGTGAGCAGGTATTATTATTTTGATTAACCTGTTTACAGATTTTTCAATATGTGGATACCCTAAAGTAGTAACTCTTTCAACCCTACCAGTAATAGGAAACACTATGCTTCATTTGGTTTTGGATTCAAATGTACTGCATGAAGAGGGCTTAAACTCTAATGATATGAAGTTGCTAAAAAAATACACGGATAAAGGCATTATTAAACTTCATATTCCTAAACTTGTAGCAAGAGAATTTTTAACCAGAAAATCTAATAATCTTCTTGAAGGGTTAAACAAATCCAGGCAGTCTTTAGATGGGCTTGAGAGAGATGCAAGAGGTTTAAGTGCAGATTTATCAGAAATCCTCGAAGAGTTGAAACATAAAATCATACAGACTAAAGAAAGAATTGAAGGTAAGCCCCAGCAAAGCTTCGAAAAATGGATTTTAGATTATAATGTATCGCTCATCGATACTACAGCTGAGTCTGTAAATGAGGTTTTTGATGATTACTTTACGGGGTCGGGTGTATTTAGGAAGGTTAAAGCTAGGGAAGATATACCGGATGGTTTCATTTGCGCGACAATATTAAACCTTCTTAAGGAGCATAAAAGCCTTGTTATAGTTAACAAAGATAACGTCTTTAAGAAGCATTTAGCTCGATATGATCAGGTCAAAGTTCTTAATTCAATGCGCGAAGTTTTTTCTCTTGAGGAAGTTGGTTCATTGCAAGATGAGACGATGGTTGAATTGATTCAATCTGAGGATTTTGCATATGCAATTAAAAGTTACCTTAATATTGAACCTACCGCATTCAATTATGTCTTTTTAGAAGATGAGCTTGTCTCCAACTTGTCAGTGATTGGACAAAGAATTTATGCTGCGACATTGGAGTTGGAATTTTTCAATAATGCGAGTAATTTTAAGTTAATAGATGCTAAAGGTTTAGATGAAAATACATACATAGCATCTTTGTATTTTGATATGGATATGTATGTTAATTATATAACTGACTATGGTTCATTTCTTGACATTGAACGATTGCATGAGAGAAATCCCGAATTGGATAGTATGAATGGCGAAGGCATTTGTGATGTGTCAGAAAATGCTTTAGTGCGATTTTATGGTGATCTTACTATTAAATTTATAACACCAGTCGATGTTCTTAATCCAGACGATTTAATTAGACGGTTAATTGGCAGCGAAATCCTTATTCACTTTGAGGATAAAGGTGCTGAAATTATTGAAATGCCGTAGTAAGGGAGGGCTTTAGCCCTCCTATTTTATGCTCAGTTTTTTAATTCAAGAGTATAACTTTCGAAATTAATCACACTTTCTCCTAACCATGTATTTAACTCTTCAAAGCGTCTCTGCAATGGTATGAGTTCATTACGCACAAATACCTTGCTGGCCTTTTCCACGTCACCAAATCCTCCGACATTACTTGGCATAATCCCCATGAGCTGCGGCGGCACACGATGCACGGCCAGCATGTCGTCGCGGCTCACGTTTTTGATGTTCAGGAATTCATCCTTTGCCGCCACCTCAGACAGCGGGATGATCTGGATGCCGTCCTTTTTCCCGTTCGGGCTGTACATAAACAGGTTACGGAAATTGCCTGGGCCCTTTGCGCTTTTCATGGCACCGCGGATGTTGTCCACGTCCTGCTGGCTCTGCGCCGGGTCGGTCATGTACATAATGAAACCCGCATGGCTGCCGTTTAGATAATACTTACGGCGGAACAGCGTAGCCGACTCGTTCAGCAGCGCCGACGGGATAGCCGATAGGTAGCCAGGCAGACCGTAAATCTCCTGATTGATGTCCGGCTCCATCAGGTGAAACACGCTGCCCTTCGCAAACTCATACGGCTCCGTGTTAATGCCGTAGTGCGCGTACCAGTACGTGTCCAGGTCAAGGCCGCGCCTGGTGAACTTCGCCAGCGATGGCTCCAGCTTCAGCACATTACCCAGGCGGCTGGTCCGCTTCTCTAGATAGGCATTACCAAAAATCAGGTAATCCAGCGCAAAGCGGCTGAACGCCTGCTGACTCAGCAATGGATGCGGGATGAAGGTACTCGCCAGAATGTTGCACTTCACGCTGATGGGTGAGCTGTGATGCACGGCAGCGCGGAACGTGCGCGCCAGCCCGTCAATGCTCACAGGTGGTTCATACCAGCGATCATTGATGACGCACTCCATGTAGTCCAGCAGCTCGCGGCGGTCCAGCACCGGGATCGGGTCGCCAAAGGTAAACGCCTCCGATGCTGCCCCGCTGGTCATGTTATTTGGCTGCGGCATGGGCTGAGTGCGGGTGCGGTTGCTACGTTTGCTCATTAATAAATCTCCACAATGTTCTGCGTGTGTGCCGCCTGTCCCTGCAGCGGCTCGTTTGCCAGCGCGTGCATGGTCGCCCAGGCTAAATCGCCGTGACTGACTTCCTCACTGCGGCTGGTTTCATAGGTCGGACGGTTGCCGCTAGCCGTGGTGGCCTTGCGTATAGACATAAACGACTGCGCAATGTCGAGGTGGCTGGCGTCAAACTCCAGCCGCCCGCTGGCGATGGTGTCGTAAGCCTTCAGCACCAGGGCGTTTTTAACGTTCGGGTTATAAACAAACTCCTTCACCTGCGGGAAAAACGCTTTGACGTTCTCATACACGCCCAGCCCGACGCCGGTGGAGTCGATGCCGATATAGGTGACGTTATACTGCTGCGTCAGCATCCTGATGGCGTCAGCCTGCGCCCGGAAGTCCATCCCGCGCCACTGGTGGCGCTCAAGGATGCGGAACTTACCGCCCGGCACGGCAGGCGGTGCCATAACCACACATCCGGCACTGTCGCCGTTCTGCGTGCCTTTCGCCGGGTCATAGCCGATCCAGACCTCTTTCCAGCCGAACGGCCGCAGCGCCAGCGCTTCAAAGTCGGTCCAGACTTCCCAGCTATCCACCATGCACTTCTGAAGCATGGACAGCTGGAACACCGACGCCAGATCGTCCATAAAGACGCACATCAGCAGGTTCTGGTAATCCTCCGGGCTGTAGCGCGTGCGCAGCTGCTCCAGGTCAAACAGGTCACAGCCGCCGCGCACTGCATCTTCAACGGTGACGATCTGGCGAAACTGGCCGTCTTCGCAGAGGCGACCGGCGGCCAGT